AGACACAGCAGTTACAATTAATTTCTCAGCAGCTGGCAACAGCGAAGATGCTGATGCAATTGCAACAGCAATTAACGCAGCAGGATTTACCAACATTGTAGCTTCTGTAACAACAGTAAGTTCAACCTCAGCTAAGTTGGTTATTTCACACAAACTAGGCGGAGATTTCAGTCTAACAGACGGAACAGGTAGCCCAATTGGTGGATTGTTTACACCTTATAGTATCAACACATTATCTGGAACTGAAAACTTATATGAAGCTCAATCAGCCGCAGGATATGATTATCTAGCTTCTGGTTGGATGCCATTGGCAGCAAGCAATCCAAGATTTGCAGCAAGCGGTGATGCTCCATTAAATGAGCCACAAGATGGACAAATGTGGTACAACCCTAACTTCTCAGAAGTTGACGTTATGGTACACAATGGCGCAACTTGGGTTGGTTATAGACACGCTTCTGCTCAGTACGCAGAAAGCGCGACATCAACAAGAATTGGTTATGCTCCACTAGTTTCAGCTAGCAATCCATATCAAGCAGGCAGCACACAAACAGGTGACCTATGGATCAGCACAGCCGATATGGAAAACTTCCCAACTATCTACAGATTTAATAATAATCTAACTGATATTGCGGATGTTTCTCAACGTTGGGAATTAGTTGATAAAACTGATCAAACAACAGAAGAGGGTATCTTGTTTGCTGATGCACGTTGGAACACAACAGGCACAACAAATGCAATGTCTACTATCGAAGACCTATTGCAGAATAACTTCTTAGATCCAGACGCTCCAGATCCAGCACTATATCCAAAAGGTATGTTGCTATGGAATCTACGCAGAAGCGGCGGAAACGTTAAGAAATATATGAACGGTTACATTGATACAGCTAGCGATAACCCAAGAACAAGTACAGCTACCCTAGCAGGTAGTGCATTTGTAAGCGGTTCTGGTTTGTCAATGGAAGCGTATTGGACAGATCGTTGGGTGACAGCATCTGGTAATAACGAAGACGGTTCTGGTACATTTGGTCGTCACGCACAACGTAAGGTTGTTACACAAGCTCTTAAGAGTGTTGTTGATACAAGCAGCGAAATCCGTGATACAGAACGTCGCAACTTTAACTTGATTGCTTGCCCAGGATATCCTGAGCTAATGAGCAACCTAGTTAACTTAAACATTGACCGTGGAATTACAGCTTTTGTAATTGGTGACACACCATTGCGTTTAGCAGCAGATGCAACAAGCCTAACAACTTGGGGTACTAACGCTAACCTAGTAACAGACAACGGTGATGATGGTATTGTTACATATGACGAATATCTAGCAACTTACTATCCAAACGGTTACACAACAGACCTAAGCGGTGCAGGCGCAGTTGTTCCAGCATCACATATGATGTTGAAAACAATCGCACTAAGTGACAACGTAAGTTATCCTTGGTTTGCTCCAGCAGGTACAAGACGCGGTGGTATTACTAACGCAACAGCAGTTGGTTATATTGACGCAATGACAGGTGAATTCCAGACCGTAGCTCTAAACGAAGGTCAACGTGATACACTATATGATCTAAAGATTAACCCAATTCCATTCTTTAATGGTGTAGGTTTAGTTGCATATGGTCAAAAGACTCGTGCAAGAAATGCTTCTGCATTAGACAGAATCAACGTAGCACGTTTAGTTGTATACCTACGCAGCCAGTTGAACAAACTAGCTCGTCCATACATTTTTGAACCAAATGACAAGATCACACGTGATGAGATCAAACAGGCAGCAGAAAGTTTGTTATTAGAGTTGGTAGGTTTGAGAGCAATTTATGACTTCGCAGTTGTTTGTGATGAAAGCAACAACACTCCTAGCAGAATCGATCGTAATGAACTATATGTTGACATTGCAATTGAACCAGTTAAGGCTGTTGAATTCATTTACATCCCATTACGTGTCAAGAACACAGGAGAGATTTAAAAATGTCAATTACATCACTAAACAATTTTGGTATTCCAACAACTAATCAGGCAGGAAGCACTCAGGTGCTTCTAATGCCTAAGTTGAAATATCGATTCCGTGTTACATTGCTAGGATTTGGTGTTGCAGCAGCAACTGAATTGACAAAGCAAGTTCAAGACGTTACTAGACCAAAAGTTTCATTTGAAGAAATGACACTAGACATCTATAACTCAAAGGTGAAACTTGCAGGCAAGCATACATTAGAAAACGTAACATTAACATTACGTGATGATGCTAGCGGTCAAGTTCAGAAATTAGTTGGTCAACAAATCCAGAAACAATATGACTTTATGGAACAGGCATCCGCTCGTTCAGGTATTGACTATAAATTTACAACACGTATCGAAGTGTTAGATGGTGGTAATGGTACATTAACTCCAGAAACATTAGAAACTTTTGAAATGTATGGTTGCTTCCTACAAAACGTAGACTACGGCGATGCTAACTACTCTACTAACGAACATATGACAGTTGCTTTAACAATTGCCTACGATAACTTAGTACAGTTTGCAGCAGGTGCAGCAGCAACAAGCCCAATCGGTGGTATTGGTGCAGCAGTAGGACGTACAATTGGAAACGCTGTAACAGGCGCAACAGGCGGCGCTTAATTAACGTTAGTTCAAAAAGAGCTCGGTTAAACCGGGCTTTTTTTGTGGCATAAATATTAATATGGCCAACTACTTTACTAGATTCCTTACCGGTGTATCTGAAGGATTATTAAATCCCAAAGGACAACAAGCCAATTGGCAACACGCCACACGACTATTCATTGATAATTCTTTTAGATTATCACCCAAGACTAAATTTTTATACTATGTTAGATTTGATTTAAACAAACATACAATTAGGTCTCCTGGATGGTCAAATGAAAATTCTCAAGAAGTTGGGATGTTGGTAAAGTCTTGCGATTTACCAAAATTTAATTTTGATTCTATTGTTAAAAATCAATATAATAGAAAAAAACTTGTATACAAAGGCATTAACTACGAGCCAATTAATATATCCTTACACGACGACAGTGACGGAGTAGTTAATGCGTTATGGGCAATATACTATGGCTATTATATTGCTGATAGATTGAATCCTAATGCAGCATATTCAGCTACACATCTTCGACCTGCAAACACTAATTTAGATCTATTCCGATACGGTTTAGATAACGATGTATCCGATCCATTTTTTAATTCAGTGAGTATATACACAATGAGTCGACGACGATTCATCGGATATACACTAGTGAATCCAAGAATCAAATCTTGGCAACACGGTGCTATGGACTATTCTGCATCAGAATTTAATGAAAGTCAAATGACATTAGAATACGAAGCTGTAAAATATTCAGCAGGAACTGTGTCATACAATAATCCTAAAGGTTTTGCAAATCTTCATTACGATACAACACCAAGTCCTATCTCAGTTGCCGGCGGAGGCGTGGCCACACTAACAGGTGAAGGCGGTGTACTAGACGGACTAGAATCAGTGTTCGGTGCAGTAGGTGACGGAACAGCATTTGATAGTTGGGGTGGATTTATGAGTACTGCTATCAAAGCAGTTAACACATACAAAAATGTTAAACAATTATCTACAGCACAATTAAAATCTGAAGCAATTAATATTCTAAGTAATCCTGGAAATATTTCATCAGCAGTATCCACAGTTGGAGGTGTTGTTGGCGCAATATTTCCAAAGAGTGCATCAACAGAAAATACAACTACTGCATCACAAAGAAATCTAACAGGAAATTAATATGGCAACAAATTTACCCAGTCAAGTTGTAGAAGATAGTGCTGCCGGAACAAAACTATTTTTTGAAAGATATGGCGAAGCTCCGATGGAATTTTCGTCAATGGAAATTGACCTAGCACATTCATTTTTTCAATCTGCGGGATTTTCAAAAGATGCTGCCGATGTAGTTGCAATGACTTTGTTAAGGCAGGCCAAAATAGATTCGATTCCTGTGGGTCAATTATTAGATACTTTAAAAAATTTTAATTATTTAGAATTAAATCAAATAGTAGGTGAAGTTTTAAACAACAATCGAGTACCAACTTCTATACTAGGATTTAGAACAACTGACGTCAAACCTATTCAGATAAGAAACATAGCAGCATAATGGCAAAATTTGCACAGGGAAGATTTGAAATGAAAAATCCTGACAAGTATGTTGGGAAAAAAACTCCTTTGGCACGTAGTAGTTGGGAATTTGTTTTTATGCGAATGCTTGACGAACATCCTGGCGTACAAAATTGGGCCAGTGAAAGTATACAAATACCTTATAGAGATCCCTTAACAGGAAAAAGCACAATCTATGTCCCAGACTTCTTTATTGTCTATGTTGACAAGAATGGCAGTAAACACGCCGAAGTAGTAGAAGTTAAACCTAGCAATCATACTATTTTAGAAAAAGTTGGCAAGAGCTTGTACAACCAAGAACAGTATGTTAAGAATATGGCCAAATGGGAAGCAGCAAATAAATGGTGCAAACAACAGGGTGTTAGATTTCGAGTAGTTAGTGAAAATGATATTTTTCACCAAGGCGGCAAACGGAAATAAGTAAAGTATGACCAAGAAACTTGAAGAACTCTTTAACTTAGATTCAGCTGAGGCTGTAAAGGCTGCTGAAGATACTACTCCTGTTCCAACCCACGAGCAGGTTAAAAGTTTAGATGATAGTTATGCTGAAGTAGCTAAAATTACCAGCACGTTGCCGCAGATACAAGAATTAGAAAATCTAGACGAAAACGAGCTAGATAACCTAGCTAAAAAAGCAGAGCAGGCCTACGACGATCTTATGGATTTAGGTATGAACGTAGAAGTACGTTATGCTAGTCGTATTTTTGAAGTAGCTAGTTCTATGATGGGCAACGCTATTACTGCTAAAACTAACAAAATTGAAAAGAAATTAAAAGCTGTTGACCTACAACTTAAAAAATTAAAAATTGATAACGATGCGGGTAACGATCCAAACGATGTTATCAACGGCCAAGGGTATGTGATCACAGACCGCAATGAGCTACTGAAAAAATTAGGCGGAAAAGCATAAATACTACTATGAAAACTTTTAAAGAATATCTTGCCGAAAGCAAAAAGAGCTACCCTTTTAGATTAAAGGTAGCAGGCGAATTGCCTGAAAATTTTGTTAAAGAACTCAAAGATTGCATCGGAAAAGCAAATCCAGCAATCATTGAAAAATCTAAAACACCTATTCAAGCAACTCCACTAGATTTTCCGGAACTAAGCAATGTTGAAGTTCACACATTTGAAGTAGTATGCGAATATCCAATTACTGCTCCTGAGCTTGCAGAACACGTAAAATACTTTGTTCCAGAATCTAATTTTAGAGTCAGAAACGGTGGTGATGCAGGCGAAGTAGAACACAATACAGCGGATATGGAACCAAGTGGTGAATCAGTATTAGCAGAGCCTTACAACGATAAGGTAAAGCACAAAGACTACTTCGGCGATGATTTTAATAAAAGTTTCTTGAAAGATTTAGCAAAGGCCGCCAAGGAACGCAAAAAAGACGGTGTGCAGACAGAATACAAGCTGCCTAAGGCCAAACAAGACAAAGCAGGCGTTAAGAGCGCCTTAGGGAGTTAATATGAATTTTAATGATTTAATGGCAAGAATGAGAGAGCTTGATCAACCAGCAGTTGAGGCAGCTCCAGTTGTAACAGACGAGTGTGGAGAAATGCCTCCTAGCCCAATGGGCAATATGGGTAAACCAGATGCTCCTCCTCCAAGTAT